CGAAGGAATCCTCGTCCATGTAAACATAGACACACCTCGATTAGGAGGGCATCCATGAAATACCTGGACCAAGTATGGGGGTCGCAACGACGTGTTTTGTTTGGTTCACATACTGTGAAAGTACCCTATGCATTGTCCCTCGAACCATCCGATACCCTACCACTCGAGTCTTGGATCCGAAACGAAGGATTCGCCCACACCGTCAAGAGGTTGAAGAGCCTCAAGACGTGGGCTGTCCAAGTTATAGGAGGCGAACGTGAGTTCTCCATCCCTTGGATCGCTAAGACTAAGTATAAAGGTATCCTCGTGCCAAAGTATCATCTATTTGAAACTCTAGTAGATGCACTTGAAAGTTCAAACTGGAAAGTGGTTCGAACTCTACTAGCATATCTTAGTTCCTATAAGATGTACAGGCCATGTATTGGATCTCTGACATCAATTACTGATACACCCAAGATAGATCTTGATGATCACTATCTTGACAAGCTTCTGCTGTACGTTGATCTTCCTAGGATTCCCAAGTCCGCCCTAGAGCGGGAGGAAGCGATCTTGAAGGGATCGAGCCATGCTCGTGACCAAGGGATCACAGAATCCGGCCCGATGGGATCACTGGAAACTCCAATATGGAAACTCATGTACCCAGAAGATGGGTTACCAGATTCAATTGGTAGACTCAAGGTGGTACCTGATAAAGGCAAAGCCCGAGTAATATTAATCGGACACTGGCTGGTTCAGGTTAAAACCAAGCGTCTAGCTGATTGGTTGCGGAAATACCTGTGGACTCTTCCTGAAATAGCTAGTGGAGACCAAACCAAGATGTCCGAGTTTGTTAAGGCTCGAATGTCTAAAGGATGGAAGTTCGCTAGCATAGATCAGTCCGAGGCAACAGATCGCCTTTCTAGAAGCACGCAGGTGAAGGTTTTAGAACGAATGGGAATGCCCTCAGATTTTCTGGAAGATCTTGAGTTACCTTTCTGGTACGACCCAAAGGAATTTGGGGAACCAGATCCTGGTTATCTCAAACTTGCCAGCTATTCTAATGGGCAACCCATGGGATTGTATATATCATTCCCTATGTTCGAATTACTCCACTATATCTGCGCGGTAGTGGCTTCGGCCACTACAAACACAGAATTCTCAATCTGTGGTGACGATATAGTGTTTTCCGCGCCAACACTGAAGGAAATCCAAGAAACCAGTAGACGATATATTGATCTAATCGTCAGTCTCGGAGGTAAAATTAATACCCTGAAGACCATTACTGGTGACATAGCCGAGGCTATTGGGGCGTTGTTTGTCCGAAATGGTTGTAATGTAATGGAAATACATACACCCTCCGGCCAAATTAGCCCTGTGGAATTAACAGTTGGATCTTGGGTCGCTGACCAAGTTCGTCGTGGAACCCGAATAGGTAGGGCAATAGAATATTCATTTCTATCCCCAGCGGAGGTTAACCGCTACACCTATCAGGATCGACGCGAATTCTGGAGGTGGATCTTAACAAGTAAGACCGACCTAACAAAGTCCGCTATCAATAGTCTCCTCTCGGAGCTATCCCACGAACCGCAGGAATGGTCAGCATTGGAAAAGGACCCTGGGCCCTTTGCCAGAAGCATAGGTTCACAGCGTCCCAAACCTTTTCGCTTACATCCTGTGTCACGTAGGACCTTAGATGATGCTCGTCTTACAACGAGAATCAAGTCCTTGTATACAAAGGAGAAGTGCAATGCCCAAGAATGAGGTAAAGCACACAAAACGTACCATTAAAGGTAAACGAGCTGTATTAGCTCTCCTATTCGAGAAGGCATTGAAACACGATGTACGACTTGCATACGAGATATGTGAGAAGTACTTCTATGACGATGTCCGGCTCACCCTGGAGGATGATACGGTGCTCGTCCTAGCCAGAGAGGGTCAGCTTAAGAAAGGAATAACCTTCACGGTTTGACCTTCTTGAAGCCATCCGATTCTGGTGCGGG